ACGACCAAATGCGGTGTGTCGTTCTTGTAGATGATATAGACGGGATTACCCGGTTGCAGACTTTTGAAATCCATAGCGATTAGGCGTTAGCGGGGGTTGTAGGAGTGGTGGCAGTACCACCGTTGAGCGAACTTGCAATTTTATCAACAACGTAGTCAGCCACACCGTTTGCCCAAATGGTGGGAACTGCGGTCATGCTGTTGTTGGGCAGCGTGATCGTGGCGGGCTGGCAACGCTTGATAGCGTCTACCTCGCCACGGATGCCCTGCAACTGGATAGCCAGAGGATTGACTGCGTTGGCAATCATCTGACCGATGACACCATTCTGCTGGACTTGGCTCAGCTCACCAGCGAGCTGGGTGTTCTTGGCACGCTCTGCATCCAGCTTGTCCTGCAATGCTTGGGTCTGCATGGCACGAAGCTCTCCGAGGATAGCCTGCGTGTTCTGATTGGCACCCTGCTGCAAGATGTTGGTCTGCGATGAGATGGCCTCACGCATATTGCAGCAGCACTGCTGGAGCTGGGTGATGATGGAAGCGTTGCCCGACTGCAGGGCGTTGATGACCTGCGCAAAGTTCAGACCCTGCGCATTGGCAATCTGATTGATGCTCTGATTGATAGTCTGAGCGGCATTGTACACCTGCGTGAAGTCCTGTCCCAGCATGGTAGAGAGCTGGTTGATAGCGGCAGAGGTGCGTTCTCCGTTGTTGTTCACGGCTTGGATGACAAGGTCGCTCATCTGATTGTTGCCGCCACCGAACAGACCGCCATTACCGTTGTTGATGAGTGCGCCAATCAGAAAGCCGACAAGACCAGCACCGAGACCGTTACCGCCAAGGAAACCGCCATTGTTGTTGTTGAGGAAAGGCAGAGCACCCACGGGGATGCCGCTCTGCCCATCTGGAATCAAGAAATTAGTTTCTGCCATTTGAAATTAATTTGTTTATTGGTTAATAAAGCGAATGAAACTCGTTAGCTGTTAGTGTGCGGGCCGATAACTGCCTGCCACATCTGGGTGCCGTCACTCTCGGGATCGGCCTTCATGACGGCATAGTACTGGCCGAACTGCACAGCCTTCACGTTTGTCGATGCGTTGGGCGCAAGGGTGATTTCCCACATTGCACCATCAGCAGCGGTGTAGGTCTCCATGACGGAAACGGAGCAGTCGGGGCAATAGAAGCCGGGAGCGTTCTCCTCTTCGGGAATCAGCAGAACAGCCACGTTGCTTGTGGTGTACTCCTTGTAGGCATTATTGCCAGTAGTCTCCTTGTAGAAAGGCTTCGGCAGACGGCGATAGACATTGCTGTCGAGTGCCATGCGGACGTTCATCGCCAACTCAAAGGTTGCAGCAGCGAACTTGGTGGCCTCGGCCTCACCGCCCTCAATGGTAGCCTCGGTCTTGTCGCCCTGCGTACCAGTCAAGTTGGTGGAGTCCTCAACGGGAGTGGAAAGCTGCTGCCATGAGTACGCACCGCTAGAGGATGCGGAAGAAAGAGGAGCAGTCCCCGTCGGAGCAATCAAAATTGTGGGTTTACCCCATGAAATAGTTGCCATAGTTAATTTGTTTATTGAGTTTTAACGTGTTATTACTCATAATTAGACCAGTAGCGGAGGCGGAGTTGGACATTGACGTAATGCTGCCCAATCCCCATCGCCTCGCCAGAGTGGATATTGTCGTACAATGATACGTTGTAGTCTCCATTTGTGGTGGCCACGGTGAGCGAGTTCGACCACTCGGCAGCGGCTTGCTCAATAGCTGAAAGCCGTGCGACATTCGGTGTAAGGACTCCGTTGTTCCAAGGATCAATGTCGGGAACGAAGATGTTGATATTTACAACAATCTGCTGCAAGTCGGCAGGTACACCAGCAAGGTAGCCGACAACGATGTCCTCTAACTTGCTGTCACGGGGTCTTGTCCCGGCATAATAGACACCACCGCTCACCATTTCGGCAAGTGCGCTGCCTCTCAGCCAGCCATACACATCCGTCAATACCTGATAACCTGTCCTGTTCATTTCCCTTTAAAGTCCTGTTGGAGTTCCATCACCAACTGCTCGGCTACCAACGAGCCACTGACTAGCACATCACGATGGTAGATTTCCTGCACATAGCTTGCGTAGTGCATACCAGCAACGAGGATTAGCGCAAAACCTTTAGGATAGCGCATGGCCAGTTCCTTGACGTAAGCCTTGCCTGTTGCAGAGCCTTCTTGCCCATCGCCTTTCGGGCCGCTGACGGCTTCAAAGGAACTCGTCTCGATGATTTTCCCGTCCTCGACGATGGCATAGCCGACACTGCTTACTAGGTTTCCCGTCTGCACGGTGTATGGCGGCAATACACTGCCACCTCCACCTGCGGTGACTATCAGCCTTGCCTTTTCGACAGCCTTCGTCCCTGCATAGCGCAGAGCGTAGATGATGGCATTGCGCTCATCCTGCATTGCCCTGGCAATCTCCTCGGTGACCGCTTGTTCAGCACCTTCGACCAATCTAACGCTCATACATCAATGCGTGTTTGGTCAACCGCACGAAGCGGTGTGACGGATAGAACGCTGAACTCGTCAATGACGTTGCCGCAGCAGTCACGCAACCTTATCTGCTCGTTGATGCACGGGTAACACCCGCAATGTCCTTCAAGCAGTATGGCATAGCTTCTTCGGGTCATCGGCTCGCCCATCGTGCGGGCTTGCTTGTTCTCGGTCGGCAGGTACTGGCAAGGGATGCATTCTCCCCATTCGCTTGTTGCGGCGATTGGGAAACCTGTGGCTGGATCTATGCCGCCACCATCCTTGCGTTTGACCTCTATTGTGCCGTTAACGATAATCATAGCCTTTTACCCTTGTAGCCGTAGGTGATGTGCATTTGCTGTCCTCCATCGTTGTCCTCGGCATTATCCCCATAGAGGCCCGCTGCCTCGTTGCGGAGGTTCTGCCGCTGCTCGTCACTGAAACTATACGACTGACCACCCTGCGAGACGTTCGGAGCATACGATAGCCACAGCAGTAAGTCGGCCTTGGCCAGCTTGAAGTCTGCGCTGTCAAGAATCGATACCCCAGCCTCCATGCAAGGGCCAAGACCCCTGCGCTCACACACCTCTTGAATGGTGCGCTCAGGGATGGGATAAGCATTGATGCTCCGAAGTGCCTCGTTTATGGTCATGACTTATTAAGAATTAGCTGCCTGTTCAACGGTGAAGGTGGCAGTGTTGACACCATCGGTCACGGTGACGATTGCGGTGCGCTTGGGTGCGTTGGACGCAGAGTTTGCGCTGGTCGCAATCTTCACGCTCGTACCGTCCAAGGTGGGGGTACACCACGTCTGGCTTGAGGTTACGCTCAACGTGCGGTAACCTGCGTAGTCGGTGGTGACAACCTTTGACGAAGAACCGCTGATGGCGGTCTTGGGAACTGCTACAACACCATCGCTGATGTCGGTGCCACCAAAGGTGATGGCCTGTACGTTGTTCAGGCGGTAGATGCTGTTCACTCCGTCGATGACAGGGATGCAGAGAGCCTGTGCAGCGGTGTACTCTACCAGCGGGTCGGTGTCACCGAACTTGCTGATGAGGACATGGGTGCCGCTCTTTTCATACTGCACATCGGCAACGGGATTGGTCTCCTCGGCCAGAGTGCCATAGACCAAGCGGCCTACGTTCTCGCTCTCGGTGCCGATGATAGCGGATGCCTCCCACGGGGTTACGGTGGTAGTTCCACCATTGGGCAACTGCTCACGGAACGAGCCGTTGACGATGTGGATGGTGATGCCGAACTCGTCTGCAAGAGCGTCGTTCATTGCGCCACGGCTGGGAACGGGAAGTGCCACACCCGCAGCGATAGACTGGCCGTTGAACACGGCGGCAAGCTGCTTGCCCTCGTCACTGGTGCGCAGGCTGTCGAAAGAGGTGCGGCTCATCCACAGGTGGCGGATGGTAGTGCCCTTTGCGCTTGCGGCATCAATCATGTTGCGGATGTCGCTCACGGGAGCATAGCCAGTGCTGCCCCAAGTGGTAACAGCATTGCTGGAGTTCTCGGCTTGGTACCCGTAATCGACACGGATGCCGGTGCCGTCGTTGCCAGCCTTCATGCTGCCATCCTTGATGATGGCTTGGCCAGTAGAGAGTGCCTGCTCAAACATGATCTCCTTGCGGACATCCATGCCCTTGACGCACTTGGTCACATCGTCAAGAATCTTGGCGGCAACCTGTGCCTCTGCGACACCCTTTGCTCGCATGACGTTCACGTCGGTAATGAACTTCTCACCACGCTCGTACTTGAGACCCAGCTTGGGAATCTGCCCTGCGGCGGTGGTGATGACATCACGCTTCTTCAGCGGGAGAGAAGACTCCAGGGCTACCACGTCAGCAGCCACGATGGAGTTGTTGAAATCGGTGCTGCCCCATGTGAGGTCTGCCGAGTATTCCTCGGTCAGCATGGTCTTGTGGAGCATGGTAGGCTCGACATTCTCGCCGTTGAAACGGTCATACACCTTACCGACCACCGCAGCGAAATACTTGTTAATCAAGTCAGAAAATAAACTTGCAATCATAGTAGTAGTGTGTTAGTGGTTAGTAATTAAGCGTCCTGATACAGGAACTCGATGTGTGACAATGCCGACTTGATGTCGCTGGTCAAGGGGTAAGGCATTGCTGCCGCATTGACCTGCCCAACGGTAACGATGGCTGCACGAGGATCGGCAGCACTGACGGAATAGCGGTTTACACCGACATAGGCTGCACTAGCGGGCAGGCTGTCGTAGGAAGAACCGCTTACAGGCATAGGTGCATAGACACCCGTAGAGAGCTTGATGATGATATGACCGCCTTTGATGCCGTTGGTAAAGCCAGTCATATCCAGCGTGCGGCCACCGGGGATGTCACCGAGAGCCTTGACAATAACAATGCTGTCATTGCTGTTGTCAATCTGCACGGCCTCCATGTTCATGGGCGCAGTTGTGTTGGTTGTTGCTTTTGCCATAGTTAAATTTGTTTTGTGTTTTTAAAGGCGCATGGTCTTCACCACTGCATCCACTTCCGCATCGGTGGCCTGTTGGTTGTTCGGCTGCTTGCCTGTCTGGGCGGGTCTGCCGAATACCGTAGAACGTGCGTTCTGCTCGTTCACCAGTTCGTCCACCTCACCCTTGATTGTCTCTTGCAATGCAGCGAAATCATCCTCGCTCATGTCCTCAAGCCTCATGTGCTTGTAGGGCTTGCGCTGTACCTCCGTCAGCGGTTCAAGGATGCCGTCGATTACTGACCTGCGTGACTGGCTGCGTTTCTCCCCGTCCATAGCGTCGAGACGCTCCTTGAGCGCATTGTTCTGCTCAATGAGTTTCTTGAGTAGTGCGGGTGTATCGTCAGCGGGAATTTGTTCGGGTTCTTGATCATCAGGCTTGCCCCCGTCAACTGCCTTGCCGTCCTTGAGGTTATGCTTGCGCTCATAGTTGGCTACTGCCGTCTTCTGCGCATCGGTGGCTCGCTGGTCACCGTAGGCCTCAAGTACGTCTGCGAATGCCCCATCCACTGCGGTTGCGATGTCATCCTCATTCTCCACAGTCTTTGCCAGCTTCGTGGCAACCCTGCGCAAAATAGGCTCTTTCACCCCCGAATATTTCTCGATGAGTGCATCTAAAATCTTTTTTTCCATAGTTAACTTGTTCGTAAAATGATATATCGGTGCAAAGTTAGGGCAGCAACACGAAAAATGCAAACGAAAAATATAGAAAATTTTCGTGGTTTATTGGCTGGGAAAGGCGGTATTTTGAAAATAACACAACTTTTCTTGAAAATTTTCGCCGAAAAGTTTTGGTATTACGAAAATACTATATATTTTTGCATCGTCAAAATAATTTATTTACTAACCAAAAAAATTACCGCTATGGCACAAATCATCAAGACCACGGGCGAGGTCATCAACGTATCGCCCAAGAACGGCAAGGTTTTTGAACTAGAGGAGATGCAGGCCGTTGTCTCCCACACCGACAAAAACGGAGTGGAACACCACTGGATTGAGGCTCACATCCTCCGAGATGGTCGTTACCTCATCTGCAACGAGGAGGGTAAACTCATCGGCTGCGACATCAACGTGAAGGCATCGCAGTTGTTCCGTCATTCATACCACGACACCATTGTCGGTGATGTACTGGTGTGCGACATTAACGAGATTGACTAACCACATAGAGGCTGCGCTATCGGCTGGACGGGCATTACTACAATGGACACGAAACACAAACAAGACTTTTTGGCATGGGTAGAGCGGTGCAACATCTGCGTTGTCGATACACTGCCCGGCTCAAATCTGCGCAAAGGGATGATGGTGATGTTTACCAACAACTACGGCCACACATTCGGCCCTCATGAGGTTCTCGGCTTTACCCCGGAACCAGGCAAATATCATGAGTGTGTTTATTTTGCGCACGATGCTTATTGGAAACCTTGCAGACCAGACCAACTGACACCAGTGGAGAAAGGAGCGAACAATGATTAGTACAACTGTTGAACAATCAAAACGGCTGCTTGCTTTGGGATTAGACAAAGACACGGCTGATATGACGTGGAAGAACGTAGGCACTGATTGGCTTGAACTCTTCGTATATGGCGCAGATGAAAGCGAAGAAGACATCCCTGCTTGGTCGCTTGGCGCATTATTAGAGATAATGCCAAAAGAAGAGACACCATACATCATGTATTTAAATGAGCCACCATTTGATGAAGAATATCGTTGGGAATGTGGTTTGTTTAACTATATTGGGAGTCCTGGCTCGTCTCCAATCGAAGCCGCTTTCCAAATGGCCTGCTGGCTGCTTAAAAACGGCTACATCAAGAAAGGAGGTGCATCATGACACGCAATGAGACACTGATATGGGTACATCTGCATGATGGGAGAGACGGTTTTTTCGGCAGTCTTGCCGCCATATATGGAGTATTCAAACATGAAGATATTGGCATATCTCTTGACGGGTTATATAACACCGTTCTGCCGTATGGCAATAAATACTGCTTTATAAGGCGCATTTCAGTCCATAGGAAACCTCAAAAACGAAACTGACTACCCTCTAACGCGACGAAATCCCGCAGGTGATAAACTACACGTTTGCGGGATTTTTTTGTTGTTAGAACTCAACAAAACTGGTTCCTCGTTTATAATAGACCTTTATCCCTTGCTCTTTAAGATACTCTGCACGCTGCACCCATTCAGCGTATTTTTCACTTTTGAGAGAGAATGGGAATGTAACCGAATCAATATCTCCAATTCCTAACTTTTGGTGTATCTGCACCTCTGGATAAAGCGAACTTCGCTCTTGGAAAAACTCCCTTGCATTTATGGTTTTGTCTCCCCACGGTTTACTTTCTATCATCTTATATTTGCGTGACTCTGCAAACATAGATGCGTTTGGGTTGTTTATGTCACTTGGATGGAAGAAACCTTGTTTCCACTCTGCGCTGCGTGTCCTTAACATTGTATCTCTTGAACGCCACATGGCCATTGAGTCTGCTGGAGTCCATGTTGCCGATGTGATTGTGTCTTTCTTGAGCCGCACGACAATTTTCCCATATCTATCAAGCGACTTGCTTACAAAACCTCCTCCTATTTCTTTTGACTCAAGATAGCCATACGTTGTATTCCCGCTAACTCCAAACAATGCTTTTTCCGTTGCCGCTCTTTCGGCCAAATACTCTGCGAATTTTGCATCTTTAACAAGCGTGTTCATGCCCGTCTCAAACGCATTCTTAAACTCGCCTTCTTCAATCATTCGCATCGCTGCTTGTTCGCTCATGCGTATAGCAATATCACTCTGCTCTATTGCTTTCCCCATGAATTGTTCTATCCCTTCTCTATTTTCTTCCACAAATGGGTTATAAGGCGCATTCTCCATTTGCTGACGGACATACTGCATTACATCAGTTCCTTTCTTTTCATCCTCCAGCACGGTGAGTTTTCTCGACTCGGTTACTGCCGTTCCACTCATCCACCTCAACCCCTGTGACGGGTCACCGTCCTTGAAGTTGTCTTGGATGAAGTAGGGCATGGACTTGGCACTTTCCAGCCGCTCGGCATTGTCTTCCATCCACTTGGTGAAGCCTTCGGGCATGTCTTTGACATAGTTCTCGCTCGTCATCGGCTCGCTGGGCTGCTCCCCGTTGCGGATGCGTTCCAGGTCGGCCTTCACCTCCTCCTTGGTCTTGGTGATGGTCGTTGCGATGCAGCGGCAGTTGGGGTGCCAGCCAACAAACTTGAACTCTTTCGGGTATCGACCCTGCAACTCATCGCAGATGTCAAACAATGCCACACGCTCCTTCTTGTGGTTAAGAATGGTGTGGTTGTTGGATAGATGCACCTCGATGCCTACAATGAAATCAAGGTCTTGCCACCGCTCATGGTCTGCCGTGCGGTAGGCGATGTTGGTCTCAGTAGCCGCCAAGCGCAGCGCATTCTTGTATGAAGAGCGATAGACACCTTGGCCGGGATGGAAAGCCGCTGCCCGTTGCGAAAGCTGGAACACCCCATGCTCATCCTTGACCCTGCGGAACAGCATGTCGGGGTATTGCAGATATTGCTGGATGCTTCGTGCGATGGATGCAGCATCTTTACCCTCACGGATGCCGATGTCAAGACCCATCTCTATCTCGTTCTTGAACTGGTTGGTGTACCGCCACACATTGTCACTTAGGCCGAGGCCGTTCTGCTTACGCTCCAGGAACGCATTCAGCGCATCGGTATGGGTGCGGTGGTAGCGGGCAAGACCGGCCGCTTCACCAAGAATACTATCGACAAGCGCATCATTCTTCGCATTCGACAAGTCCCATTCGGCACGGATGCCATCGGTGACAGTCAGTTCCATGTCTGCCGCCATCGTTGCCATCAATGCGTCAATCTGCTTCTTTACGGCAGGGAAATCGTCAAACGTGAAGATGTAGTCATCAGGGACGGGCAGGCTGGCCGCTCTTGCCGCTGCCTGCTCTGCCGCCTTCTTGTATATGGCATCAATGCGCCGCTGGTACTTGCGCACATTAAGCTGATGCTGCTTGTCGAACTGGTTCATCGGTTATCACATGGTCGGCTCCATCAAATCGGCCACCGAATCCTCCCTGATCTCCTCAAGGGTCTTGGCCACATCAGAGGACTGGCCGAATGCCTCGATACTCTCACGGTGCGACATCAGCGGCTTGCCTCCGTTGGCGAGATAGAGGTTGCTGATGGTGTCTTTCTCATCGGTGATGGTGTATGGAGTGATTTCAATCTCCACCTGCAATGACTCGATGTCTTTGCGCCAGCCCTCACCAAGCATCTTGATAAGGAACTGCTTCACCACGTTCACCTCACGGGAGTAGAACTCCATGAGTCTGCCGCTCTCGTCCTTCACCTTCATCATGCTGTCAATGAACAACTGCTTGCGGCTCTCGCCCGACAATGCCATCTGCGACATCTTCTCGTATGACCAGTCGGGCAGTTGCAGGGTCGTGAAGAACAACATGCGGAGGCTGTCAACATGGAACTTGAGCGATTCAATAGCCTGCGGCCATGTGACGTATTGCGCACTGCTGCCTGTCGGGTATTGCAGAATGGCCTTGAACTCGTTCTTTTCATTGCCCTCTTTGCCGTAGTCTATCTCTTGGTCGGCATAGACCACAAACAGCGGCTTGCTGTTCTTGCGCAGATAATTCCCGTTGCGGGACATTGCCCACTCCATCTCATAGACGATGCTGCTGGTGTTCTCCCATATCGGTGTGGGTCGGTACATATAGACGCAGGGGATTTTCCCCACTTCGTACTGCTCCTCCTCCACCAAGTCCCAGCCGTTCTCGCTCGACCACTTGTAGTGATGGTCTGCGGTGTAGGTGTCGAAGTACTCAATGCGCTTATCTTCGACCTTGCGGGCATAGGCCACCGACATGGCGATCATGTCACCATACTCATCGAATAGCGGGTATAATTCATCGCCCTGCATGGGGGAGTAGGAGGCACAGCGGATTTTTACCTTGCTGTCGAAGCCGTAGATGCTTGTCGGCTGCTGCACGGCATACCAGAGCGTCATCACCTCGCAGCTTGCGAACAGCATATTGCATCGGTCAATGTTCACTGCATCGATGCGGTTGTTCGTGAAGATAGCCTCAAGATATTTCGCTGCATCGGCCTGCCTGTCGTTGTCGGGTCGATAGATGCGCCGCACGGGGATGCCGTTGCACAACTCCGTCATACGCTTCGTGGCCAGCCTTTGCAGGTCGTAAGGGATGCGGGTGACCTGCTCCAGCGAGCCGTCCTCTGCTGTCACATCGGGGTATTTGCTCTTGTCCATGACCGGGTGCAGTGTCGGGTCGTACTGCGCCACCAGTCCCTCACGGCTGCGGGTGCTTCCCCATGACGGCACATCAATCGTCTTTCTCTTGAGTGCGGCAATGATCTCCACATTTGCCACCTCTCCAATCCTGATAATCTCGTTAATGTCCATAGTTGCGTTTATTGTTGTTTATCCTTGAATTTCCAGTACCTAATTGCAATCGCAAATACAATCCAACTAAAAACGACTGAATACACTTCTCCGTTTTTACCTTTGTCACTTGTCCACACCTTTGACTTGGTTATGCAAAACTGCGGTAATATATCAATCGCAGTAAAGTCCTTACCCAAGTTGATGTTTTTGATAAACTCAAATTTTTTCATATTTTTAATCTCGTTTATTTGTGTTCTGCTGCGTTTTCTTTGTGCGTTGGTATAGTTTATCGTCAGTACACCAAACGTGCCGTCCTTGCCCTGTCTATCGGCTTGTAGGGGTTGCCCAAGTGATAGCCACAGGCATAGCAAAGCACGTCAACATACTCGTCATGCGGCTTTGACGGGAAGCCGCATACCTCGTCGATGAATGCCTCGTTCCAGGCACCGCCAACAAGAATGACACGGCCACCCTCCACGAATGGGGATGCCGCATTCAGCCGGGTCTCCTTGCTGTCCTTCGGTGACGGAGTTGCCACCACAGTCAAGCCAGTGGTTTCCTTCAACTGGTCAATGACCGACAGGCCGTTTGCCTTTGGCTCGATGCGGATGGATGAGCCGTAGCCGTAGCCATGTGCCTGTGCGTATGTAGGCAACCATCGCAGCAGGTCGGGGAACTTCATGTTGACCTTCTCGGCATGGACGATGTAGAGGTCACCGCCAATCTTGCACGTTGCCACGATGCCGCTTGGGTCGTTGTCCGTCTTGTCGGTGTATGCCGTGTCAAGAAAGAACACCATCGGCTCTTGCTTGCGGATGCGGGCGAAGTCGCTGGCCGTGATAGTCCTGAACCACTCCCGTTTGACGATGTTGCCACCGTCCACCGTTGGCCGTTGCTGATACAGGGCAGCGAATGTGCGTGGACTGCGCTGTTCCACGTCACGCAGCCGCTCAAGGCTGTGTCGCTCTGGCCATAGTGCGTCACCGATATGGCGGCTACTGATGCCACCGTCATTCTCCACCTCGCAGATGGCCGGGATGCTGACCACCGTCCACTTGTCGGGTTCACGGTCAAGAAGCCGCCCTGCAAGGTCATCCTCATGCCAGCGGGTCATGATGAGCAACTGCTTGCTGCGGTTATGCAGGCGGGTGAGGAAAACATCCGTGTACCAGTTCCACACCCTGTCACGATAGGTCTTGGAGTATGCCTCCATCGCATCCTTCACGGGATCGTCGATGATGCCCAGGTCGGCTGGTGTACCCGTCAGTGAGCCACCCACACCGACTGCCTTGTAGAAGCCACCGCCCACGATGTCGAAGTAGTCCACGTTACGCTGGTAGCCTCGTCCACCACTGGGCAGTTGCGTGTTGGGGAATATGCTCTTGTACTCGTCACTCTCTATCGTGCGCTGTACGGCACGGGAGAACTGCTGTGCAAGGTCTGCCGAATAGGAGCAGCCGACAATCTTGAGGGCAGGGTTGCGCCCCAATGCCCATGCAGGGAACTTGCGGGACACGGCTTCGCTCTTTCCGTGCTGCGGTGGAACGAACAGCATCAGTCCTTGTGTCGGTATCTCCCCGTCAATGAGTGCTTGGCATTGTTTGGCGATATGTTTGTGAAACCATTGCATCGAGTAGTCGGGCATGACGTAATTGAGGAAAGCCGTCAAGTTCGTCCTTGCCAGCCTTCCCAATATCTCGTTCAACCTTTCTGCCCGTTCCAATGGTGTCATGTGTTTTCTATCGCATCGTTCAATCGCTTGGTCTCTGCAATCAGTTCATCCTCCGTCATGCCCTCGTAGCGGGAGTGCGTGACGTTGACTTCGTGCGTCTCCTCGGCACGGAGCAGCCTCTCGCCCAACACCTCAAAGATGAGTTTTGCCGCCTTGACATCGCCCTTGCGAGCCTTGAGCAGCAACTGCATCGTGATGGACTGCTGGACGGTCTGCTTGCGGCCAGTGAGCGGGTTGATGATGGGTTGCCCGTCCTTGCCCTTGTCCGTCAGCGGCAGCAGCATCTCCAGTTCGTCACGGAACTGACGCTTGCGGCGGCGGGAACGTCCGCTTGCCTTGCCGCCTTGACGGGCGATTTCCTGCTGTTCCCCTGCTGTTCGCTTGTCGAACTGATGCTCTATAATGTCCTCTTTAGCCATCGCAGTTACTTCCTCAAGATGATTATTTTCTCGTTCTCGTAATCATCGTCAGTGTTGCCATGCAAGAAAGAATTTGTTTGGCCACCAAGCGGGCGCACCGCCTCAACGGTAAACCCTATTTCCTTTGCTATCTTCTCACCGTCCTTCCGTAACGGATAACTTTGGCTGCCTACTTGAAGAATGAAAACACCGCCATTCCTCAAGGCACGGAATGTTTTCTCAATCAACGGGCGATAAAAGCCTTCTCGCCAAAGTTCATATTTTGGGAACTTAACGTGCGACTGGTTCTCGCCCTTGTATTGTTCAACGTCAAAATATGGCGGTGATGTCAGTGCGATGTCGTATGCCTCTGCATCCAAATCCACGTCCTCAAAGCAAGCCTTTATAAGCCTTACATTCGTGTCGGGCGCATAGTCTTTGTAAGCGTTGGCGATTTTGTTTACACCGCTTGACGCATCATCGCTTGGGTCTATGCCCGTGTAACTATTTGCGTCAACGAGTAGCGCACCGACAAGTCTTCCGCCCCATCCGTGGCACGGGTCAAGGATGTCTGGTTTCCTGTCTGTGGGGCAGAATTCGTTGTATAGTTCTGCCGCACGGTTGGACGGGAAATCAAGCGGGAGCCTTGCCCCACCGACAGGGTATGAGCCTCTAGTAGTAGTAGTAGTAGTAACGTTGCCGTCCTCGGTGAGCGTACGAAATCCAGCGATGCCCGCATCGGTTTCGCCTTTTACGATTTTCTCTATTTGGTCATAGACACTGACGGTATTTGCAGACGTGAAATACATTTGCGGTGTAAAGTACACAGCAAGATATTGCGGGTATTTCTCGCCGTAGTATTTCGCACGGATGAACTTTGCCTTGCACATCCCAAGAGTTAAGCCACTAACGAGCCACCCCTTCTTCATCGTGTAATTTATCTGATCGTAGCACTCCTTTAGGTTCTGCCTCATTGCCTCGTTTAACAGGCATTCCGCATCTTCGTCCTTTTCAGCTTTCGGCTGTTCGGTGACCTCAAGTGCCTCTCCTCCGTCAACATCCCAATCCATCGGCAACTCGACACCCCAGTCCTCGAGTTCCTCGGCATCCCATTCATTGGCCAGCACATCCCAATCGTCCTCACCGAAGCCGTTGTTGTCCTTAATGGCATACTCACGCAGTTTGGCGACTGGTGTGTCGGCAGGCAAGACCTTGCAGGGGACGGTATCCATGCCCAACTCCTTACAGGCACGAAGGCGCATATTGCCGCCGATGACAACGAACTTGCTGCCATGCTCCACGACCAGCAACTCCCGAAGTTTCAGCATTTCGGGTGCGTCCTCGATGGACTTGACCAGTGCCTTGTACCTCTCGTCACGGATAAAGCGGGGGTTCTTGGGCAAGCCTTCGACCTGCCCCTTGTTCACCTCCAGCCGCTTGATGTCTATGTCCTGAATGTTCTCCATACGATGTCTATTTACTTTGTAGAGGAGCGGGGAATCGAACCCCGAAATAAGAATCAAAGAATCACCACATGTTTAACAATAAATCGTTTCCTGTCTCCCCTATGTTGGGGGATTGCTCCCCCGATAATCAGCAATGAATTTTTCAATTTTTAAGCGTTACAAGTTCCACTCGTTTCACAACGTGAATAAAACTCACCGCAAATATAGTACATTTTTCGTGTATTGCACGAATTTTCAAGTTATTTTCGTGAAATTTTGCGTCTGCGGGCATTTCTTTGTCGGGATGATAAGTTATACCATCGGCTGAATAAAAGCCGCCACAACGCACGGAAACGAAAAACCGCCCGTGTCTCACGACAGGGACGGTCAAAACTAAATCAAACAAAAAATTATGGATATGAAAAACAAATGTCTATCTTCGTTTGGTGATGCGGATGGGCAGGTTTGCCGACACCCATGCGATCAGTGCGGCATCCCGCATCTCTTGGTTCGTGCGTCCATACACCAGCCCGGTGACGGCGCACAACTCGGCATGGGTGATTTTGCGGTCTTGGCCGCTCCAGCATTTATGCAGCGGCTTGACCCATTGCCATTGCAGTCCGTAGTGTTCGCACATCTCGCCCAGCAGACGGGACACCTGCTCGTTGCGTCCCTGGCTGACACCCTTGGCAACGACCTGGCCTCGGTTATCCCACTTGGTCAGGTGCCAGTTCGTGCGGTTCATCCAGCCTGCCTCAACATAGACCTTGACGGATGCCCCGCTCTCGGTGGCACGCCCAGCCACCCATTGCAGGTAGTCCAACGTGTCACCGATGGTGAGCGCAGCGCATTCAAGTTTTTTTGTCTCTTTCTCAACTATGGCCACGCCGTTCTTCTTCACATCGGGGTCGATACCGATGTAGTAGTGGCGGGTCGGTTGTAGGTCTTGCTTGGTCATAGTTCAAACTCGATAAAATACTCGTGATGTCCTATTGCGATGCCGATGCAGTGCGTAGGTTTGCCATCGCAACGATATTTCTGATAAACTAGCACTGGAGTTAAATACACATAGCAGTGCCGTTTTTTGCCTTTGTAGATTTTCATATCACAAATGTTTTTCTTTATCAAAATCTATCTTTAACTGCAAGAATGTTTCGGCATACCATTCATCGTAGGGTTTGCCGCTAATCCACCAGTTAAAGATTTGTTCGCATTGTTCATCTTCGGTTCCACCCCCCCAATAGTTGTTTACTATCATGTTGTCACCGATGTAGTCTTTTCGGATGTTCTTGATTGCTTTAATCCAGTTGCGCTTGACGTGCGGGAACATCTTCAACTCGGCCACCTTGTGGTTGTAATTCGCCATTGGGCAACAAATGCAACCGATGCGATGCCAACCCATGTCATATAATTCGCAATGCGGAACTTTTACCACATCATTGAGGAAGTGCCACACTTCACGGTCACTCCAATCCATAATCGGGTTGATGATGATTTTATCCTTGCCATTGACGCAACGCACCTCGCTGATGTCTTGCTCGGCAAACTGGTCTTGGTTGATGTTTGGTAGTTTGGCTTTTATCTGCTCCATCTGCCATTTGAAAAACTGGTCAAGTTCGCCACTGAATGACCTGTTGCTCACTTCAACGGCTGACCGCTTTGCCCGCTTTGTGCTTTCGGCTTTGCGGATGCCTGTCAACGTCACGGTACCTGCACCTCTCCCTTCTTTTAACTCGGCACAACACCAACGGATGATGCGTGACGGTAACAAGAATTTCCGCTTGTATGCGATGTTATAGATGCTGTCAACTGGTTTATGTAATTCGACTGATGGGTATTGACGCTTGACAAACATAATCACCTGTGGCGGGTCAACGCTGGTAAGGTTCATGTGCGCCTTGAACGGCACTCCAGCCAACTCCGCAACATGGTATAAACACTGGCTATCCTTGCCGCCGCTGAATGCGAGATAAAACCCATCATCGCTATATTTCAATGCCAAGTCTTTCGCATTGCGCAACAATTCGATGCTTCTTTCAAGTTTTTCCTTGAAAGACGGTTTGCATCGTGCCAGCACTTCTTTGATGTCGTGTGTCATACCCCCAGCAAATATTCCTTAACACGTTTGCCGCTCTCGGTTGTCTTCCATCGGTCGGTGATTTTCATGCCACGCTCCTTGAGGTCGTGGATGCGGCTCGGCAGACGGAAACAGCCGAACAGGTTCAACGCTATCATCCCGTCTATGACGTTGCCCTGTTCCAGCCAGTCTTTTATCTGGGCGCACTGGCTTGCGCTCGATTTGGTGTTTGGATTGATATTCATTGTTTTTGGTGTTTGATGTTGTCTAAGATAGTTTGTACACACGCTGCGCCCCTTCGGTTCAGCCGTGGGTCATTGACCCAATCGGTGACACGCTTGACGGCATAAGCGGCCAATGGATGCTTCTTGTCGAAGTGCCTGCCGATTTCCGATGTTGTCATACCCAACAGCTCATGCAACAGGTACATCGCCACATGGCGGGGTTCGGAGAATACCCGCCTGCGGTCTCCGTGCATCAGGTCGGTGACGTTGACGTTGTAGAAGTCGGCCACCTGTTGGATGATGCTATCCTCGTTCATGGCTTGAACAATTTATCGACGTGCTGCATGGCAGTCGTGGCCACTTGTTTTGTCACTTTGCGGGTCTGCCGCCCGTCCTTGATGATGATAAACTCCTCGGTGTTGCCCTCGATGGGTACGACCTGGAACTCATGTCCTTTGTACAAAAATTTCGTTATCATAATTCCGTTATTTAAAATTGATAATTTTAGTGCGGGTGACAGGAGTCGAACCTGCATCTCTCGCTTGCGCTGACCATCTGCCGCCTTTAGCACCTCCTAATCGCTAGAGAGGCTGATGGCACACCCGCCGACATGGGCCTCACGGCTGATGCCGTTCCAATTTATTAACTTTTTAATAGACCTATGAAAAAATTATCACTATGCTATTTCTTTGGTTTCTCTTTGTTCTCGGCTCCGTTGATCGCTAGTCGCAGACCCAAGAACGGCTGCTTGTAGGTGGTCTCAGCGGGATAGCGTCGGGCATTGCGGCACTCCTTTGCCACATCCTGGAATGAGCCGTTGCGGTACACCTTGAACTTGCCAGTAGCGGGGCCAGTCGGGTCGGTCTGCTCGGTGGCGGGATATGCACCGTAGATGTCATGCACCCACTCGCTCACGTTGCCGCTCATGTCGTAGATGCCTAACTCGTTGGGCTGCTTGGTGGCCACTGGCTGGGTCTTTCCGTTGCTGTTGGATGAGTACCATGCCACATCCTTCGGGGTATTGGAACCAGCGAAGATGAAGCCCTTGCTCAACGTGCCGCCCCTTGCAGCAAACTCCCACTCGGCCTCGGTGGGCAAGCGGAACTGACGGCCAGTGATCTCGTTCAGCTTGGCGATGAACGCTTGGCACTCGATGTAGGACACATGCTCCACGGGCAAATCCTTGTTGCCCTTGTGACTGCTGGGGTTCACCCCCATAACAGCAATCCACAAGGCTTGCGTGACTTGGGTCTCGCCGATGTAGTACTCCTTGGTGATGGTCACCTCATGCTGCGGTTTCTCGTTTGTCCCGCTGCCAGTCTCGTTGTTGGGTGACCCCATCGTGAATGTCCCCGGCTTGACGGGAATCATCTTAAACGATACCCCGTTGACGGTGGTTTTGCCGTCCCATGCGGGAGTGGGGTTGAGGGATGCGTCAATGGTGTCGGCAAGGTCTCCAATATCGACCCTTCCGTCCTTGTTAACGTCGTACTCTGGTGACTTATCCCCTTTGAGGAGTGCGCCAGTCATCTCGTTGACATCGTGGTAGTCCACGGTGCCATCGCCATTCACGTCTGCATTAATTTCGCTCATTGTTTTGAAAAATTTATGGTTAATAATTAAATCCAAATTTCAATCTTGTCGGGTAGGAGAATGATGATGAGGCACAACACGATGATGGACTTTGACCACATTGGGCAACCCAATAATATGTTGACACACATATCAAACTCACAAAGTATAACCCATAAAGGCTTGTTCATTGTTCGTTTCCTTTCTTGTATTTATTGAGATACACCAAAAAACAATCACTCTTTCTATATGGTCTTGCGGCAACCCACACTTCACCAATATTGGTGTCCAAAGTCGTAGCATAGGCATACATTTTCCCATTTGCAGAAACTCTGCCTTGTTCAATGACTTTAGCGACACATCTTAGTGCAATGTCTGTAGGAATGCTATCACGGATGTCTATGTGGATTCTCATCATTCTCCTCCTTTCTTAATTATTCCTTGTTCAAGAAGCCAGCACACCATTTTGTAGGCTGCGTCTAAAGCGTCATAGGCATCGGGCACACATCTGCCATTGTCAAACCTAATCAACTTACCTTTGTTTCTTCCACTTTCTACAACATAGTACATGAATGGTGCGACACCTTCCGCATATTTAAAGCAAAGGACGTGTTTGTCCATATCATGTACGATGACTTTCGGCATCACCTCCAGCAATGCGGAGAGTGACCAAGCGGGGATTGCCCATTGTCTTTTCCCAGTTACAACATCTTCAAGAATCTTACCTACATGAAGTTTCATTGGCCGAAACATTCCGTAAGAAAAGTAAAACATATCAGCAGTCTTCGGGTCTAACCCAAGTTCAAGCAAATGCTTTGACTGTTCGATGTTAGTTGCTATCATCTTTTCCTCCTTTCTTTGATTGTTCGTAAATCTTATTCATTCTCTCTCTTATCATATCTTTTGAATCTGCTGGGGATTGCTCTTCGATAAGCCTCATTGCCTCGTCATAGCCGTTAGGATTATCTTGGAAGTACTTGATAAAAGATTCGTCGAAGAATTTGTCAAATTCCTCTTTGTCAAGTGGCATCCCTAAGAAGAATGCCATAAACACGTCGCCGAAGTTCATTTCTCTCCTCCTTTCTTGTTAAGTGCATCAACCGCATTGCCTATACAATCCATGAATTTGACCATTGTTTCACAGTCAACGTCCTCAGCGTATGCTGTATATGAATGCCACAATCCGTCCTTCCCTTTAAGGAATGTGACTGATATTCCCCTACTCGGTTTCATTGTTCGCCTCCTTTCTTTTTCAATACAACCTCTACCTTATATCCGTCTTTGATGTGTGAGTCGAACTCAAACCCGAAAGAGCCATCCCAAGACCTTTTGTTGACATACCAGTCAATCAAACCAAGTATCTCATTCTCGGTTATCTCTTTGCGGTCAGCGGTCATTTGGTTGGGATTGCGCTTGCTTTGCTTGCCGATGTAGGCATTGAACAGCGCACAACAAATTTGGTAGTCTTTAGCTGGCATCGTTGCCTCCTTTCTTGACTGGCAGTGTAATCTGCATCCAGTGGGTGACATCTGACATAAGTCCTTTTAGCCCCCACTCATGTATGTCATAATAATATTCGCCAAATGCCATTGTAGGTTCTCCACACCATAAACCATAGACAAGCACTTCTTCACTCTGCTCATCCCATTTGTTTTTCTTAGGCGGGTATGGTTCCTCCTCCACGCTCACCCATGCGGGGGCAGTAATCTCGTCGTAGGTATCCGATAAGAACTTGACATCGAGTTCCCTGCCCATCGAGGGGGAAGCGAACCAGTTCAGCATCGCCTCGATAAAGTGAAGTTTATTTGTTCTGCTCATAATCAGTCCTCCACTTCCTTTATTTCTCCGTCAACCAACTTGTACCAAGTGTCAGTCTTGATAGTCTTACCATCGACCTTCACGCACTGCATTCCGAGGATGTGCCAATCTTCATCACGCTCGGTCAAAACAAGCCAGCAGCCGATTGCTCCTTTGGCCTTGCTGTTACGCCCTGTCACGATTGCGACACTTTCCTTGCCGATGACACTTGCTGACGAGCAGTAACCCGTGTTGCTTGCTGACGAGCAGTAACCCGTGTTGCTTGCTGACGAGCAGTTACCCGTGTTGCTTGCTGACGAGTAGTTACCCGTGTTGCTTGCTGACGAGCAGTAACCCGTGTTGCTTGCTGACGAGCAGTCACCCGTGTTGCTTGCTGACGAGCGGTCACCCGTGTTGCTTGCTGACGAGTAGTTACCCGTGTTGCTTGCTGACG